GGGTGACGCGACGACTCGTACTAGAACTAGTTCTGGTTTTTTTTTGAGGTGCTTCCTTCCTCGGCGACCTCGGCCCCACCGTTGTCGAGCAGCGCGAGTTTTTCGCGGTGGGTGTGGGCCAGGTGTTGCCGAACCTGCCAGATCAGATACGGGTCGGTGGTCCGACCGATGATCGCGGGGTGTCCGGTCTTGAAATCCATGAGGTAAAGCTCGAACGCTGCCATCGAATACTCCTTCTATCTGGTGTTCAGTCTCGAAGAGCGCACTGCGCCCCTATATGTATCCGCACTTGAAACCCGAAAAGTGTCTACAAGTTTTTTTACGTGAACCCCAGATTGTGGCCGCTAGGAGAATCTTTTAGGACACGTCGGACCCTACGGACGGCGGTCGCGTTGAAGCTGGGCAGCCACGGGTGTATCAGATAGTAAGTTCCACTTCTCTACTCGGGGCTAAATGTCCGAACCCGGACTCAAGATCAGCTTTCGCCTAGACGTCAGGCGATTCGCGGCATGGGCGCGGAAGAAATCCGACAAACAGGTCAAGTACGCAGCGATGCGCGCTCTGACTCGAACCGGCTTTGAAGTTCGCGACGCGGAGAGGAAAGAAATCCTTCGGACCTTTCCTAAGCGTCCGAACACGGCACACGGAATCGGCAAAACGCTTCGAGTGGAGCGCTTCCCTCGCAAGACCCAAGTGGCGATCGGACCTACCGCGAAGTCCAAGCGAATGCAGAACGCCAGGAAGATCCTGTCGGATCACGAGAGTGGGGCAACGATCACCCGAGCCGCCGTCGCGGGGAAAACCATCGCGACCCGCCTGGTCGCCAAGGGCCAGGTAGCGGTGCCGGTCGCCGACTCCCTTCGGGGCGGGACAGGCCGGATCAACTTCGGGAAAATCCGCCCCGGGATGAGCAAGAAAAACTTCACCGATAAGACGCACGGAGCATTCGTCTACCGGTCGAAGAACGGGAAGAGGATCATAGCGGTTCGAACGGCGAAGCAGCACCCGACCTCAATCGGCAAAGGGCCGTGGGGACTGTCGCGGCCATCTCGAGGGAAGTATCCGTACACCACGAACCTGTTTGTTCTGAAGTCAAGTTCGCGGCTCAAACCGACCTACGACTTTTACGGCGTCGCGCGGCGCGTTGCGAGAAGCGAGTTCCCGAAGAAAATGGAGCGCGAGTTCCGGCGCATGGCGCGGTCTTAAAGGGGTTGGGCTGAACGGCGTCGAACTCGGGAGGTAAGACCCTGGAAGCCCTTACCCCTACCCCCACAACTCCCCGGCACGACATGGCAAAGACTGAACGTAGGATTGTTTCTACCATAGAGCTGTCCGAGATTATCGGCTTGACTGATCGCCGCGTTCGCCAGCTCGCCCGAGCTGGGAGCATCCCGAGGCACACCCGGGGTCGGTACGATCTAATCGACGCGGTTCGCGGTTACATCGCGTATCTAAAAGAGCGAGCCCTCGAAGTCGAAATCGATGGAGAGTCGCACGAGCAGTCGAAAGCCCGACTGACGCGTGCTCGCGCCGACATTCAAGAGCGCGCGTCGCTTCAAATGGCTGGAATTTTGATCCCGCTCGACCAGATCGAGCTGTCTTGGTCAACAGTCATCGCGATGATTCGTCAGCGCCTGATAGCCCTACCTGACCGGGTAGCGCCAGAAGTTCACGACGCAGAGAGCGTCAACGATACGAAAGAAAAACTCCGGCTAGCGATATATGAAATCCTCACAGAGCTATCGGAAACGCCCGTCGAGTACCGAGAGCCAGACACTGCATTTAACGGGACACCCCGGGTTGCAGGTGGTGGCGAAGTCAACGCTAGCAAGGATGCGCCCGCCGCCGAGGCTTAGTGTGAGCGAGTGGGCCGATAAGCACCGATACCTGTCGCGGGAGACATCGGGCGAGTTTGGTTTGTGGCGCACGGAGCGCGTGCCGTACATGAAGGAAGTGATGGATTGCTTTTCGGATCCATCCGTCGAGAGAATCGTGTGCCAAATGGGGGCGCAACTTTCGAAGACCGAAGCCGTTATCTGTAACGCAATCGGCTACCACGTGGCCCAGGATCCGGCCCCGATCCTCGTCATCACTCCTCGGGAGCACGACGCAAAGAAAATGAGCCGCACGCGGGTCGCTCCGATGCTTCGCGATAGTCCCGTGCTCCGCGGCAAGGTCAAAGATCCAAAGAGTCGCGACAGCGAAAACACGATCCTTGAGAAGCACTACCCGGGTGGCCGTCTGATTTTTGGAGGGGCAAATTCCCCGGCGAACCTCGCCGGGGATCCATAGCCAGTCCGTATTGTGTTGATGGACGAGGTCGATCGCTTCCCCGCGAGCAGTGGCACCGAAGGTGACCCGATTCAGCTCGCCGAAGCCAGAACAACTGCCTGGAGCAACAGGAAGATTGTTCTCACCTCGACCCCAACTGATCGCGACGCGAGTCGCATCGAGCGAGCCTACTTGGAGACGGACCAGCGCGTCTACTTCGTTCCGTGCCCCCACGAGGAGTGCGGAGCGTTTCAGACACTGAAGTGGGAAATGGTGCGCTGGGACAAGGACGATGAAGGCAATCATCTTCCGGATACCGCGTCGTACTATTGCGAAGAGTGCGGCGGGAGCTGGACCGAAGCGGAGCGTCACCGGGCTGTCCGAAAGGGAGAGTGGCGACCGAGCAAGCCGTTCAACGGTTCGGCCGGGTTTCACCTCAACGCGCTCGCCAGCCCCTGGCCCAACCTGAGTTTGCCGAATCTCGCAAAGCGCTGGCTATCGGCGCAGGGCGACGCGAACCAACTCAAGACGTTCGTGAATACGGTGCTCGCGGAAACTTGGGCTGAAAAATACGAGACGGTCGATGAGACCGGACTGATGGACCGATGCGAAGAGTACCCGCAGATCAACGGAGAGTACGTCGTTCCGGAGCGCGTCGTCTGCATGGTGATGGGTGTCGATGTCCAAGATGACCGCCTCGAGGCCGGAGTTGACGGATACTGCGCGGGCGAAGAATGCTACAAGCTCGAATACGAAGTTTTCCACGGAGACCCGAGCCAGCCCGACGTGTGGAAGAGCCTATGGGAGTTCCAGACTCGTCCGCGTTTGACCGAGAAGCGCGGCGAAGATTACATCCGGGCAACCGCGATCGATACCGGCGGTCACCGGACGCAAGCCACATACGAATATTGCAGGACGCGCTTTCGTTATCCGACTCCGGACGGGCGTCGCGCGTTCACGTTCGCGATCAAGGGAATGCCCGGCGCTGGCGACATCTGGCCTCGGAAGCCGTCGCGAACCAAGGCGGGAAAGATCCCGCTTTATCCGATTCGTGTCGCGCCTGCAAAGGAAGTTCTCTTCGCGCGGCTCGCAAAGGTGACGGAGACCGGGCCAGGCTACGTACATTTTCCCAAGTACTTCGACGATCCGGAGTACTTCCGACAGCTCACCAGCCAGCGTGTGGTTACGAAGTACGACAGCAAGGGATTCGCGAAGCGGACGTGGGAACTCAAAGCCCAGGGTCGCCGTGATGAAGTACTCGATACGAGCATCTACGGGTACTCCGCCCTATGCGGGCTCCAGGCCGCAGGCTTCGTCCTCGATCGTGAAGCCGAGCGCCTGGACGCGCTGGGCGACGAACCGGACGAGTTGCCCGTACCGGCACCGCCGGCACCGGCACCGGAACTGTCGAACCTCGCGAAACCCGCGCAGACGCGAAGCCTTGGATCCGGAGTCGAGCCGAGCCCGACTGTTTCGAAATCAAAATTTCTCGGGAGGTGACGCAGCGTGGCATGGACGAGCACGGATATTACAGCAATCGAAAACGCTATCGCCTCCGGCGAACTGACCGTCCAGTACCAAGACCGACGCATCGTCTACCGGAGCCTGTCCGAGCTGCTCCGAGCACGGGATGTAATTCAAGCGGCGATTAACGCGGCCAGCGCTACGACGACCAAGAACATTGCGAAGTCCGTTCGCTTCAGAACGACGAAGGGGTTCAATGCATGAAACCCGTCATCCTAGACGCTGAAGGCAACCCGGTGCGGACGTGGGCGGGAGGCGGATTCGACGCCGCCGCTACGGGGACACCGCGCACCAAATCCTGGCAGTCGAGTTCACTCAGTCTGAACTCGCTGCTGGGAAACGGCGGTGGGGACACCCTGCGAGGACGGTCAAGAGAAGCCGTTCGGAACAACCCGCTGGCGGCACGTGCGATGGAAGCGTTCGTTGCATCCGCGGTGGGAACGGGTATCCGCCCTCTTCCCCTGGTAGAAGATGACGACCTTCGTAGCGAGATCACGGAGGCGTGGGAAGAGTTTGCAGAAGAATGCGACGCCGACGGAACCGCCTCATTCTACGGTCTGACCGCAACCGCGTGCAGGGCGTTTAGAGAAGGCGGCGACTGCTTCGTTCGGTTTCGGCCTCGAAGGCCAGAAGACGGATTGTCCGTACCGCTCCAGATTCAGCTCATCGAGTCCGAGCAGTGCGACTCGTATAAGAACGAAAAGCTCCCGAACGGAAACGTGATCAAGTCCGGAATCGAGTTCGACAAACTGGGAAGGCGTCGGACCTACCATATGTTCCGCGACCACCCCGGCGAGCAGATTTTCCAGGGACTCACGTATGACACGGTAGAGGTGCCGGCGGACCAGATCGCGCACGTCTACCACGTGGTGCGGCCCGGCCAGGTGCGCGGAGTTCCCGCTCTCGCGAACTCTCTGGCGAAGCTATACGAACTCGATCAGTACGACGACGCCGAGCTGGTTCGAAAGAAGATCGCGGCAATGTTCGCGGCGTTCGAAGAAACGCCGTCGCTTGACCAAGACATAATCGGCAGCGGCTACCACGGGACGGCCACCTCCGATTCGACTCCGCTTGCGAGCCTCGAACCCGGAACCTATCAGCGGCTGCCCCCGGGCCACTCGATCCGCTTCAGTGAGCCCGCCGACGTGACTGGGAACTACAAGGACTTCATGTCGCAGCAGATCCGTTCTATCGCGGTCGGAACTTCGGTGACGTTCGAGCAGCTTTCCGGCGACTACAGCGAAGTCAACTACAGCTCCGCCAGAGCTGCGATCAACGAATTTCGCCGGGTTCTAACCCAGGTTCAATCGAACGTGCTCATCCATCAATTTTGCAGACCGATCTGGAAGCGCTGGTTCGAGACAGCATTGATATCGGGGCGTCTCAGTCTTTCTGCGGAGTTGCGTCGAAACCCGCGACGCGCGATGCGCGTGAAGTGGGTAGCCCAGGGATGGGACCACGTAGATCCCGAGAAGGAAATCAATGCGACGGTGATGTCAATCCGGGCGGGCGTTCTGAGTCGCGACCAGGCGATTGCGATGCGCGGATTCGATCCGGAAGAACTCGATCGACAAATAGCGAAGGGCAACGAACGCCAGGAAGCACTCGGGCTGTCTTTCGACACCAACGTAAAGGCGGAAACTTCGCAGGGCCAAGAGGGGGTAGTGAATGGGAACCGAAGAGACTTATCCGCGGCGTGACGTGGCGACTGAGCTAGCGAGTCGTCTCTACAACGCGCCCCTTGCGATTGCTCCGGATTACATCCGGTTAATCCTGCACGCTCGTATCGACACCACCGACCTTCGGATGTGGATGCACGAGGAAGAGACAAGCCTCGAGGCTCGCGTCCCGCAACTCGATGCGGTTGGCGGCAAACCTTACGCGAACGTCGATGGTGTAGCGGTTATCCCTGTTACGGGGAGCCTGTTTCGTTCCGCTTTCTTCAGCGACTACGATGCGATCCAGTCGAGCTTCGACACCGCCATGGCCGACAGCGGCGTCTCCTCCATCCTTCTCGAAGTGGACTCCCCGGGCGGAGAAGTCCGCGGGATGTTCGACCTTGCCGATCACATCTACAACGCCCGCGGCACGAAACCGATCGTCGCGCTGGCGAACGACCAGATGACGAGCGCGGCCTATGCGATCGGATCATCGGCCGACAAGGTGTTCGCGAGCCGCAGTTCGGTGCTCGGATCCATCGGCGTCGTTGCGATCCATGTAGACGAAAGCGAAGCGGCCGAAAAAGCCGGCGTGAAGTTCACAGAGATCAGCAGCGGCAAGCTCAAAACGGAACTGTCCTCGACAAAGCCGTTGAGTGATCTGGGCCGCTCGATACTGACCAAGCACGTAGAGAACTCCGCCGAACAGTTCTTCGATCTCGTATCCAGAAACCGTGGCATCTCAACGGAATCAATCCGCGGCCAAGAGGCCGGGTTGTTCTTCGCGGGAGAAGCGGTGGACGCGAATCTCGCCGACGGTATTGCGGATCGATCGGATCTGCTTGGCGAGTTGGCCGGGGCGCAGACGCACCCGGCTGTATCTGGCATTTCTTCCGTGGCGGCGGCTGCGGAACTTAACTCGGACCAGGGAGGAGATTCCATGTCCAACGAAGTCATCGAGACGCCGGAAGTACCGGTGGGAGACGATGTCCAAGTGACCCATGCCGCTGCGAGCGAACCCGAAATCGAAGCAGACTCGGACGAGAGCAGCGAAGTGGTCAACCTCGAACAGGTGCGCGAAGAAGCGCGGGCAGAGCTGCAAGCCGACGCGAAAGCGATCGCGGAGCTTTGCAGCATCGCAGGCAGTCCAGGCCGAGCGGCGGAATTCATCGCCGAGGGTCTGAACGCGGACCAGGCGCGAACACGGTTGCTAGCCGACCGAGCGTCCTCCGCGGGCAACGAACTTTCGAACGCCGTGGACCCGAATGAGTCTGCGGCACGCCCGGTGATCGACACCGCGGCGATCTACCGGAAGCGTGCAGAGCGCACGCGGCCGAGGGGGTAACTAGACCATGGCAGTCAAGACCGAAACCCGGGGGACCGCAGCGTTCCTCGTCTCTGAGGCGGCGGGCGACCGCAGCCGCGAGACCGTAACCGTCGCTTCCAGCGCCACGAAGGGCGACGTGAAGGTCGGTAGCGTTCTCGGAAAGATCACTTCTGGCGGAAAGTACGCCCTGTTCGACAACGGCGTGAGCGACGGCACGGAAACTGCTGTTGCTGTGTCGTTGCAGGACTGCGACGCAACCGCCGCCGATGCGTCGTGCGTGGTCATCTCGCGCGAGGCTGAAGTCAACACAAACGAGTTGCAGTGGTTCGACAAGACCAACGACGAGGCCGGTGGCATCACCGAACTCGAAACTCGTTCGATCATCGCCCGCTCTTAGCGGTCGAGGAGGAATTTCACAATGGCATTGCTTGATGTCTTCACCGCCGACGGCTTTTCGCTCCAGGCGCTGACCCACGCTGTCAATGAGGCCCCGTATGTACCGGGCCGAATTGGCGACATGGGACTCTTCGATGAGAAGGGTGTCCGGACCACGACCATCTCGGTCGAGAAGCTGGCCGACACCATCTCGATCATCCCTTCCACCCTTCGGGGCTCCGCACCGACCCAGCACACGAACACGATGCGGAATCTCTACAACCTGTCCACGACGCGGATCGCGTTGCAGGACAACATCATGGCAGACGAAATCAGCAACGTCCGGGCGTTTGGCAGCGAGAGCGAGCTTCAGAGCTTGATCGCCGAGGTCAACTCGCGCACGGCGCTGATGCGTCAGAAGATCGAGGCGACCCTGGAGTACCACCGAATCGGTGCGCTCAAGGGGAAGGTTTTGGATTCCGACGGTGCGACGGAAATCTACAACCTCTTCACGATCTTCAACGTGTCACAGCAGAGCACTCAGTTCTACACTCTGGGCACCACCACCACGGATGTGCGCGGTAAGTGCTCGACGACCATTCGAACGATCGAGGACGCACTCGGCGGGACTCCGTATTCCGGCGTGCACGCCTTTTGCGGATCTGATTTTTTCGATGCTCTCGTTTCGCACACTCTGGTCAGAGACACGTTCCTCTACTCGCAGGGCTCACAGCTCCGCGAGCAGACGGCGCGGCGAAGTCTGTTCTTCGGCGGCATCACGTTCGAGGAGTACCGGAGTGGCATCAGCTCTCCGACCTTCATCGCAGCCGACCAGGCGGTCGCATTTCCGACCGGCGCACCGAACGTGTTCAGCCAGATTTACAGTCCAGCCGATTACGCGTCTACGGTTTCAACCGTAGGTTTACCCGTGTACGCCAAAACCTTCCCCGATCCGGAAGGCGATCGCTACCAGAAGGTCGAGGTTCAGACCAACGCGATCACACTCTGCACCCGACCGCGCGTGCTGGTGACACTCGACAAGGACGCTTCCTAGCGTCTTCGTTGGGTTTGCCGGTACGACTCGGGTGAGTCGTGTCGGTTGGCGGGGCACAGTTGCTGGGGCTGTGCCCCGCCTCTTTTTTGGTGGGGGTGACGATGGCTTGGACTGACATCGCTACGCGTGTGCAAAAAGCTGGACAGCGGGTGTTTGGAGAAGTCGTCACCTTTACGCCGTCGGGGGGAACTCCCCAGACGGGCACCGGGATCTTCGACGCCGCACACGTCTACCAAGAAATCATTGGCGACACGGTTGTAGAGACCGTTCGCCCAGTGGTGGTGGTCCGGTCTGATTCGTTTAGTCCGGACCCCAAGCGTAACGATGCGATCACTGTTCGATCGAAGAACTACATCTGCATCGAAATGCGTCCGGACGGCCAGGGGGATCTGGAAATTTCCCTGGAGGAAACCTAGTGGCGCAGCACGCACGCAGGCGAATCATCAATGCCATCAAGCAAAACTTGATGAATCTGCCAACGACCGGAACCAATGTTTACGAGGATCCGGCCGCAGCGGTAGACGACGATTCATTGCCTGCGCTGGTGATCGAGCCTCTCGAAGAAGAGGTATCGAACCTTGGCGATATCCGAGACCCAGATTCTGGATACAAGCAAGTGCGAACGCTCTCGCTTGCCGTGTCCGTTTTAACGAAATCTATCGACGTGCGTGACACGTGCTGCGTAGAGGTCGAGGAGTCTGTCATCCATGGGAACGTGGGTATCAACAGGCGAATCACCCGCACGGAGTTCGAGACGACGTCCGCAGGCGCGCATCGCCTATGGACGGCACAGGTCGTTGTCGAGGTCGATTTCTTGACAGAGGCGCGATACCCGCGCCTCACAACTAGTTCATAGGCACTCAGGGAGAGACCCGTTATGTCGAATGCAGTCTTCGGCCAAGGCACGCTGGTAAAGCGCGGCGACGGCGCAGGAAGCGAAGTCTTCACCACGATCGCAGAGGTTGGGACCATCACGGGCCCGTCGCAGCGATCCGAGTTCATAGACGTCACGAGCCAAGACTCGGTGAGCGGGTACCGAGAATTTGTCTCGGGCCTCATCGACCCGGGCGAGATCACGTTCACCGCGAACTACATCCCGGCGAACGCGACACACAAGAACGTCCTTGCGGACTTCAAAGCCAAGACGAAGCACAACTGGAAGATTATCTTCCCGACGTCTCCGTCAACGGAGTGGGCGTTCGCCTGCACTCCAACAGCCGCCGAGTTGACTGCGCCGGTAGACGGTCAGCTCCAGCTCAACGTGACGTTGAAGGTCAGCGGCGCAGTCACCTACCCGACTTAATCGGCGCGGGCGACTAGCCCGGATCGCCAGGAGGAGTTTCCATGAGTTCAGCAGTCTTCGGACAAGGCACCAAGCTCAAGAAGGGTTCAACCGTGATCGCAGAGGTTGGGACCATCACGGGCCCGTCGCAGCGATCCGAGTTCATCGATGTCACGAGTCAAGACTCGGTGAGCGGGTACCGAGAATTTATCAGCGGTTTAATCGACCCGGGCGAGATCACGTTCCAAGTGAACTACGTCCCGGCGAACGCGACGCACAAAGCGCTTTTGGCCGACTTCAAGGCCAAGACTTCGGCTGCGTACAAGATAGTTTTTGATCAAGTTACCTCGGACCCCGAGTGGACGTTCACGGCCACTCCGACAGCGGCCGAACTCACGGCCCCGGTAGACGGTCAACTCCAGTTGAGCTGCACGTTGAAGGTCAGCGGCGCAGTCACCTACCCGACCTGATAAGGAGTATCCCTTGAGCACTGAAGCCCAGCCAAGCAACGCTACGTTTGCGACCAAGGACGCCATTTTGGCCGTCCGCGACTTGAACCACCAAGACGTTTACGTCGAGGAGTGGGAATTGACCGTTCGCATCCGCGAACTGACAGGCACCGAAAGGGGCTTGTTTGACAAGTCGGTGACCCAAGTGACCGCCTCGAAAGACGGAAACTTCGACGTTCAAGTGGAGGCGCACAAGTTGCGTTTGAGCCTGGTCGCACTCACGTTGGTGGATGAATCCAATGAGAGGATCTTTTCCGAGGACGAGATGCACTCTCTCGGAGAAAAGTCCGCCAAGGTGATCAACAGGCTGTACGAAATCTCCTCGAAACTGTCTGGCCTTTCAGCAGATTCAGCGGAGGAGAGCTTGGGGGAATCCGAAGCCGTCCCGATCGAGCAGTCCTCCTAGGGCTGTGTCTTCAGTTGGGGATCCCATCGGTTCGCGAGCTGCTCGGTCGCCTTACTTCACACGAGGTGACCGAGTGGCTCGCTTTCTATTTGATGGAGCCCTGGGACGGCGGTCCTCAAGGCAACCGTGGCGATATCCGATCCGGAATCATTGCAGCCACGGTCGCGAACGTGAACCGCTCGAAGGACTCGGAACCGTTTACGCACAGAGACTTCATGCCGAACTATCAGTCCCGGCTAGAACGTCAGCGGGCGAGTGTTCAGCAGCAGATGGCGGCGCTCGACATAATGAACGCAACCATGGGTCGCCCTACCTTTCTCGAAGAAAACGAGTTGTCCGAAACAAAGCTGAAGGAGGATATGTGAACCGTGGCTAGTGCCGGTGGACGGATGTCCCTCCTCGCAGTTCTCGGACTCGACGTAAAAGATTTTCAAAGAGGGATGCGCCAAGCAGAGCGCATCGCCCATCAAAGTGCCAAGCAGATGCAGCGTGTTGGACGCCAGATGTCCACGTTCATTTCTGCGCCCATCGCACTGGGAGCGGCCGGTGCGACGAAGGCGGCATCTGACTTCGATAAGTCGATGACGAAGATTACCACGCTCGTCGGCATCAACCGAGACCAAGTCAACGGATGGCGCGATGATCTCCTCGCCATGTCGGGCGAGGTTGCGCGCGGCCCCGGAGAACTCGCGGAAGGTCTCTTCGTCGTAACCTCGGCCGGTCTTCGCGGAACGCAGGCGATGGAAGCGCTCACCCAGGCTGCGAAGGCGTCGGTCATCGGTCTAGGCGAGACGGACGTCATTGCCCGAACGGCGGCAGGCGCGGTCAACGCGTTCAAGGAACAGAACCTCGGAGCCGCCGAGGCTGTAGACGTTCTCGTCGCCACCGTTCGATACGGTAACCTCGAGGTGGACAGCCTGGCCGGGTCGCTGGGCCGGGTGATGTCCATCGCTGCGGAGGTTGGAATTACCTTCGCGGACGTCGGTGCGTTCGTCGCGACGTTTACGCGCGCAGGCGTCAACGCAGAAATCGCAACGACTTCGCTCCGTGCTCTGCTGACCACATTCATCAAGCCCGGCGAACAGGCGACCGCTCGTCTACGCAAACTGGGCACGAACATCGACGAAGTGCGAGACGCAATCCAAGAAGATGGACTTGCGCTCGCTCTCTTCAATTTGATGGAAAGGCTCGACGGAAATAAAGACGCGCTTGGCGAGGTGACGCCGAACATCCGCGCACTCGCGGGCGCGCTCGCCACGGCTAAGTCTCAGGGTGTCGATTTCATCAAGATCACCAAGGGCATCGAAATGTCCTTGGGCCTCACCGACGCCGCGTTCCTCGAAGCCAAACAGCACGCCTACGTTGCTCTCGATCAAATAAAAGCAGACGCAGAGTCCGTCGCCATAAAGCTCGGTGACGTTCTGTTGCCCGCAGTTGTCAAGGTTTCCGGAAAAATAAGAGAGCTGACCGATGATTTTATGAACGCCGACAGAGAGGTCGTGAAGTCAATCGTTGGATGGTCTGCGCTGGCCGCAGCGATCGGCCCGGTACTGCTGGGTCTCGCTGGGCTCGGCTTTGTTATCTCGTTCGTGATCGTCGGGTTCAAGGGGCTCTGGCCGCTCCTCTACTTCGGCATCGGTGCGGTGATGGCTCTGATAACCGCGACCGGCGCGGTAATCGGATTCTTCGGCAGTTGGGCCGGTGTGATAACGGTGGTCGTCGTCGCGCTGGGTCTGCTGGCTCTATCGATCTTCGATGTCGAGGGTGCGTGGACGGGGTGGGTGTCGAAGATCCCGCTGATCGGACGCGGTCTGGATAGCGCGATAACCAACGTAAAGATTTGGCTTTGGGATCTAGAGATAGAGTTCCACAAAGTCATCCGAGACATCTCGGAGGATTGGTGGGCGTTCTTCAGGGAGTTTGAGGGGATAATCCCAGGCGCTGGATTGATGGCGGATATGGGCGAAGCGATGTCGCTAAGACATAGTGCAGACTTCGCGCGTCTTCACCGCCAGAGGGCATTAGCGATCGACTCACTCGCCGAACGGGAGAAGGATGCCGCGGCGGATGTCGCGGCGTTCATAAAGAAATTGGGTGAGGATATCGGCAGCGGTGTGTTCGATGCGATTGCTCCTACGGAGGCGCTCGAAGAACTTAAATCCCACATGGAAAAGTTTTCCGACATTTTTGAAGACGCAAACTTTAGGCTCGACACGGAGGGCGCGCTCTCAGGCAAATCTGGTGCCGCGGGCTTACTTCCCACTGACATCGTGAAGATGGCAGACCGGATGCGCGACTTGTTTTCCGGAGTCGGTGATGACATCGCCGACGCGTTGGCTTTGACACGAACGCAAAAGCTGAATCTAGACGTGGAACAAGGCGTCAGAGACCTGCGGGAAGAGTACGACGCGCTGGTACAGTCGGGCGAGAAGGGAATGGTGGCGCTCGCCCTTCTCGCGAAGGAACTGGATCTAGAAAACACGGACTTCTCTACGTTCGCGAAGTTCCTCGAAGGCCAGATGAAAGCACTGGATGAGGCCACCGAAGCCGCCGCCGCCCAGATGAAGAACAGGTTCGGCGAGCAGGCGATGCTCGACTTGTTTTCCGGAGTCGGTGATGCCATCAATGACGCGTTGGCTTTGACCAAATCGGAGAAGGCAACTCTAGCACTGGAACAAAGCCTCAGAGACCTGCGGGAAGAGTACGACGCGCTGGTACGGTCGGGCGAAAAAG